CATTTGTGGAGATCAAATAAAATTCTTGTAAGTCACGTGACCCTTCTACACAACTCGCCCAACGAATCATGAGATAGTTTGAAAACTTCTTGCGTTCCTCGTCTGTGAGATCACGATAGAAACTTCTGTTCTTGCGATCCAGTTGTCGCATCTCATTGGCAATGTTTAGTTTGTCGCTCACTTGTCTACCTTGATCAACTTGTATATCATTATAACACGATCCACAGCATCTTGTAAAGTGGGATTGGTCCGTGCCAGGCGTCGGATTTCACCCCACATTTTATCTTCCCGAATGTGGTCAATCAAGGGTCTACCATCTGGCGTTCGCTTGTCATAATCAACTTGGTGACCACTCACTGGATCATAATCCCAACCAACTGCTTGTCTAGTGCTGGGATCAGCACCAGACTCACGGGCATACACTGTATTATCCACACGCTCGTAGATGTAGGTGGCCTCAGGTTTAAGAGTTCCCATACTTGTAGCCATATTGCGAATGTGCCCAGCGTAGGAATCGATCTAGCCCTTCCTGATCTTCCGGATAACTTTCCAAGTAAATCTTCACCAAGCGATTGATCATTTCAAATATTTGTGGTTCAGTGTAGGACATGTGTCACCATGATTTATTGTAGTCTACTATCTCACAGTTGCGACTGATGTCTTTCACAAAGTACACACAGTCTGGGTCAGGATCGTCATTCAACGGCACGGCCAACAACTGACCATTCTTGAGTTTAGGTGCATACCACGATACTTCATGATACACGTCTAAGATTTCAATGTCTGGAAAACTGGGACGAAAGCTGGTAAGTGGGTTAAACTGAAACACCCTAAAGCCACGGTCATTGATTGATGTCAACGGCAGCACTTCTAGATCACCAATCTCAGGTTCACCTATGAGTATTTGCCAGTCCATGGGCATCTTGATAGTGTTCTCTCCAATGCGTAGAACCAGTGCAGGTGCATTGAAACTTTCTAAAAAGATTAGTGGAATAAAATGATAATCTGGCTCTTGGGGGTTGCTGTTGTCTAATATAGCAAATCTCATGTCATCTACCTCTTCAGGCAAATGATCTAGGTCGTAGTGTATGTTGTCTAGTGTTAATATTCGCATGTTGTTATAATATACTGTTGTGTAACAAAAGTCAACCTATTTTCATCCAGTCTAGTTTTTCTTGTGTAAAAGGATAGTTGGCTTCCTTGTAAAACTGTTTGCGCTTGGTCAAATGACGCTTGGCAAATTTACAGGTGCTGGTCAAGTCCCAGATTTGAACATGGTCTTTGTCTTCTGCTTTGCGTATGCCACGACCAATTGACTGAATAACCCTAACAAATGACTTGCCAGGCTCAACAAGGACCAGATTAAAAATCCTAGGAATATTAATACCCACGGCAGCGACGCCATAAGTTGCCACAATAATTTTATCAGTTGCATCAGCCACTTCATCATATTCTACTTGCCTGTTTTTTGTTTTGGTTGCCCCGGACACAAACACTGCCCGCTCACCCAGGCGTTCCACCAGTTGTCTACCACATTCAGTGCGGTCTACCAGTACCAAGGTGTTGCCAGTTTCGTTAACTCGGTTTATCAAGTCAGCCATGGTGTCCAAGCGTCCAGACTCTTCCAGCAAGTATTTGAGTTCGCTTTGATAGTCTTTGTACTCCACATGATCAATCAACTGCACAATGTTCACATGACAGTTGGCCAGCACACCCTGTTGTTGTAGCTCGCTTGCACTGAGTTTACCTATCACCGGACCCAGGCTCACCAGCAGTGCTTGACTCTCAAACTTTTCTTTGGGCACAGTTCCGGTCAATCCCCAGCGAATTGGCACTCTAGCCATCACGCCTGTTAACAAGGTTTTGAGTGCATCTGCCTTGGCCATGTGTACTTCGTCCACAATAACACATACCACGTCTTCCAAAAACTCACCTATGGTACAATCGCCTATGCCGGCCTTGGTGTTCTTGAGCAAGTTGTTTAGGCTTTGCCAGGTGCATATGGTGTGCTGCCGTCCATATTCTTTTCTGTCGCCAAAGTACACACCAACATCTTGTTGCATGTTGATATAATCTGCTTCAGTTTGCGTTACTAGACTCTTGTTGGGCACAATAACAATGCTTCGACCATAAGGTGCCACTGCATTGCTAAGTGCCGCTGTCATAATGGTCTTGCCTGCACCTGTGGCCACTTCCTGTATGCACTGTGGGTTGGCCAAGAAGTTGTTGACAATCTCCACTTGGTAGTCACGCAACATGATGGGCTCGCCTGCGGCAGGATGTGTTCGAGGCCAAGTCACATGTGCAAAACTTGTTTCAGTGACTGATTCAAAGGTAAATGTGTTTGAATACTCACGCTGGTCATCCAGTTCAACATCATAATCCAGCCGTTCCAATATGGGCATGATCTCAGGCAACAGGTTTACATAGGTTGACCCGCCTAACTGAAAGTAGGCCACCTTGCCGTCCCAGCGTCCCAGTCGCACTGCTGGCAAATAACGTGCGGCAGGATTTTCGTATTTGAAAGCATTGACCAGAGACTTGCGAGCATCCAGGTCCAGGCCTTCAATTTTGATGTTTACTTCGTCACGTATTTGTATGGTGCATTGTTTCATTGTACAGTTACTTCACGCACAAGTTGTCGTGACCTTATTTGAGAGATTAATTGTTGTTGAGTTCCAGTGTAGTCTAAATCTGCTACAGGAAAACGCAACGGGCTTGCTTGAATGTCCCGGGCATTGTATATATTGTGTTTGCTAAAAAAGGTCTGTTGAGAATCAATGTAATTTTGAATGCGAGCATACATTGGTATCAGGTCCAAGTTGTAAAATGCAACAAAAAAATCAGCACTGTAGTAACCAAAAGGTCGGAATGCATCCTCTCCTATGTACTGATCATTGTCCCTGGTCAAATCCTCAACTGTTTTACCAATCTCACAATAGTTAAGATAGACTGTGCCAAACTCAATGGCTGCCACACCATGTTGTTGTTGTAGTTCAGTTGACAATTGATGTGTTTTTGGCATACCAAACCAAGTGCAAACCAATTCTGGTCTCGGGGCACGTTGCGCAGCCTCGCATCTATGCACTGCCAAGTTTAAATTGGCCAATGCTTGTCTAACTGTGTCGGGTGCTGAGTGCCAATATTCAGATGTTTGCTGATCCAACAGTCCGTGATAGCGTTCAAATATGTTGTGCAAGTAATTGAGACCATCTTGTGTGTATTCAAATTCACGATCAATAATGTGTTGGTGACTGTTTATAGTAGCGATGCATTTTTGGATCATGCCAACTGCACGTTGTTGTTCTTGTTGAACAGTGTCAAATCCATAAAACCTATCTGGATTGTCCATGGGCCAAGCATGCCGCTTGCTCATGCGTTCAATCCACAACTCAGCCAAGGGTGTGTCTCTTATGTTAAAACACAATTCAAAATTGTTGGCCAATGTAATTACAAGACGCTGAGGCATAACACAGTATATACTCTTGCAAAACAAAAGTCAAAAAAACAGGCTCCGAAGAGCCTGTTGTAAAAACCCGGGGCGGAGCCAACCAATCCCCGGGGTAAAACTCAATCAAGTAACAAAATAAGACATGCCAACAAGAATGCAAAACCAATGTGCCCTAAAAATACTAACAGTAGCACAAGAAGCCAAGCCATGTTAGGCACTCTTCATACATGTAGTCTCTGCAAGACGCTTCCAGTTGCCTGAAAAACTCTTGCGCAAGTCTGCAATCTTTAATGCCATACGCAGGCTCATCTCACGCAAACGATTTTGATTTGCTTCCATGAACTCAATGATCTCGTCTTGCGCACAGGGTTCAAAATCATAGTCTGCAAACAACACACCGTCCTTGGCAATTTGTTTGATACGCAACACTTTGTCACGCATGGTGTCCAGTGTCAAGTCCAAGTAGTGACAGCGTGACTGCAATGCATCCAAGTGATCACGCAATTTTTGGCTCTTCATACCATCAAACTTCAAGTTGGTAATAAAGATCACACTACCTTTGAACTCGAAACGATCTGGGATGCCTTCACGACGCAGGGTGCTGGACTCTGACAACCATGAAATGGTACGCTTTTTACCGGAGTCTAGGGCACCCTTCAGCAAGTTCAAGGCCACGTCATCAAGCAGGATGCTGTCACAGTCATCAAACACCAACACACAGTTGTCATCTGAGTACTTATACAAGGCTTGATACAAGCCGATGGGTGTTGCTGAGCCTTTGACAACTTCGGCACGAAGGCGCTTGCCTGCCAATTTGTCAAACAATGTAGCTTTTTCAATCTCTTGCTCAACACCAAAACTTTTGCCAACTCCAGGAGGACCTGACACAATCATAGCACGGATGTCACCATTCACACAAGCCTTTGTCATCTCATTCAAGATGTCAAAACGCTCGCGAATGCGAGTCATAATTTGATCTTCAGTTTCGGACTCTGCTTGGGGGGCAACAAATGCCACTGTATTTTCTTTGCTCACTGCATCTCCATTGACATACTCGATGTCGCTAATGTTGTTGACTTTGATACGGATGGTGTCGGGGCAGTTGGGAAATGCCCCGTTGTTTTCTACTGTCACAAAATTGCCTTTAGCGCCAGTTTGATAACCGGACACAAGATTGAAAGCAATATTGCGCACGGGTTTGTTGCGATACTCACCTTTGATAACTCGAATTGCACTCATTGTTGGCTCCTTTGAAATGCGTTGTTGTTTACTGTTTATGTTTCTATTATAGCAAATGTTGAATTAATGGTCAACCGGGGCAAACATCTCTTGGCCCAGTTGCATAAAAACAACAAACGCTTTCATTGTGTTTTCGCCGTACATCATGCGACCATGTTTTTGGATGTCTTGCAGTGTTTCCAACAGGCCCATGCCTTGGAAGTCTGCTTCATTTTGTATTTGTTTGATTGCTGTTTCGATCTTCATTGCTGGCTCCTTTTTGCTTTGTATGCCATTATTATAGCATTTTGGGAATATTCGGTCAACCAAAATAAATGTAATACTCAAGTATTACAAAACCAAGTCAAGCAGTTGTTGTCTTGCTTGTTTAAGCTCTACCAGCAGGTCTGCATA